TCTGATGAACTACTCTAGCATTGGCATGGTTATTTGTGGTTAATCTAGCAGCTGCTGCATGAGCTATAAAGGTTACGTTACCTCCATTTTCTATGTTGTCAATAAAATTGGGATCTAGACCATAAAGATGTTTATAGTCGCCAAGTGTAAAGGGTTCTGATACTCTAGCTCTACCAAAAGCATCTAGATTTATAACAGGCTCATTAAACAAATATGTCATACAATTCTCCAACCGTTTCTGTAAAGTAACTGTACAGCACCGTTACTTATTCTTAGTATAAAACCGCCTATGTCATTATCAACAGTACCAATAACTGTAATGGGATTGTGTTTGGCATTTCCTGACTCATCTTTAATAATGTATTCAGTGCCATTGTTAACAACTGTTGGTAATACAATGGTTACAGGGTTGTTATAATTAACACCTATGTAATAATCTTTAGTAGTTATTTCATAATATGAGTTAGTTATAAGTTTAGTTGCTCTATCTAGTGTTTGAGCACTGCCTGCACCGCCGCCTGGCCCTGCCAGGCTAATCTTGCCTAGCCATTGTTCCAGATATTTTAACTTGCGAGTAATGGATACTAGGTCTGCAGGAACGGTCTGCGGATCAGGTTGCTGGAAACTATCTTTCTTGACGCTTTGTGTTATACTCTGGGCTACGAGATCGGTAAGGCTTTGTTCGGCAACGGGTTGGGCGGTGGGGGAGGTGGGTTCGGATATTTCTTGGGGCGTCGCCGTATCCAGGTCATGTTCGTCCTCCGCTGTTGATTCAGATAGAAAATATTCTAGTTCTTCAAGACTGGGTGGCTGTGGAAATTCTGCAGGCAGTTCTTGCACTAGAGTTTCCACTAATTGTTGTTTGGTGGCGGCAATGGCTTGCTGTAAATCCTGCATGATACTCAGGCGAGCATTTTCCTTGATTTCAGCCTGGAATGCTGCATAGCCTTCGACCTCAGCCACCAGTTGGGCATCGGGTTCCTGCCCCAGAGCTCGAGCCAGAGCTATGAGCTTGGCCTTTTGTTCTATGTCACTTTTTATCATTTTGGTCATCGACAGGTTTAGACACCGTGCCTACAATGATGCTGTCGGCATGAAGTATCATAAGGATTTTATGGACTTTAATGTACTACGTTGTCGTGGATTCTTAAAATAATCACTGCGTGGATCGACATTCTGACCGGGTGTCATGCGAACCATGTAGTTGGTTCCGGTCGCAGTGCCCCAATCAAATCTGTTGGGATTTTCATAGTCTTCACGTATACGCTCACGATTCTTGCGGGCGAATTCCTGTCTGTCGACCAGTTTGAGCGGCGTATTGTTGATGACCAGGACATGTCCTTCGGGATTGGTGGGCTTGCCGTCTATGGTGTGTTTAAAGTCATAGTCCGCAGCATTCAGTGGGCCCATGATGGCATGCTTGGCCTGTTGTAAATGATGATGCATGTCAAAGTATCGTTGCCAGTTGTCCTTGTGTGATTCCAGATGAGCCAGACTTTGAGCCATCTTGGCACGAGCTCCTTCTACACCCTTGGCACTCTTTAGGCTGTCTACCTTCTGCTGTAGCTTACCTTCCACATGATTTCTAAGACCCTCATAGCTCATGCGATGTCCCTGATCGGACATCTTGTTGGTATAGGTACTGAGGTGACCGGCATCGGCACTGTCTAAATGACTAAAATCATGGTCCTGGTGCAGTTTGGCTGCAGCCTGCAGATGTTCACGAACCTTTTTCTGAGCATCGGGCGGATAATGCACCTTGGCAAGTTCTAGTCTATGATCTATGACATGCACATCTGGGTGGTGGTCAATGTCGCCGGTATCGGTATTGTATTCTACCTTGGGATCTGATATGCTGCCTGTATAGGCCGTATGCAGAGCAACGCCTACCTTGGCCTTGTCAACCTTTCGACCTTCGGCAGAATGTCTGTCCACACTATAGTTTATGGTGTTGGGTTTGAAGTGATGATGGCTGCGATCACTGGCTATGTCATTGTCGGCCTTGGTATGCGAATACATCATGTCGCCCTGCATGATCTTATGATGGGGCGCTATCTTGGGCAGATGTTGTAGAGCAGTTTTAAGCTTCTTGACCAGACCCGGAGCATGACCATGGTTACGCTCTATGTCGGCATCTGTATAGTTTACCTTGGCATCTTTGTTGAACAGTGACTTAGTACTAACAAAGAAACGATGGGTATCAGGGTGATAGCCAAAAGTAACACTAGGACTTCCGTCGTACTTCGTTGTGAGTCCGTAGCTGGCTTCGTTCCTTTGACCGCGCATAGCCCCATGCAATAGGCTAAGACTGCGATGTACGTGGTTGAAACCTTCGTCACCAAATCTGAGAAAATCTTCGGCATGGTCTATGTGCTTGAGAACTTTGTTGGTCTCGGCCATGTTGGCCGCTTCGGAAATATAACCTATGAGACTGCGCATGTTTGTCCTATTACCTAAAGGCCAAGAGAATGGGATCTTTTTTGAGCCGGGCAGTGTCAACATCGGAATTGCTGCCCGGTCTCAGGGGTGCTATGTTGTACGGTGATGCCTGGACACCATAGAACTGCAGGGTCATGACAAACTGATAGTCGCCTCCGCCCTTGTACTGACAACGAACTCTGATCTTACACTTGGCCGATGTATTGAACTGTGGTATGGCTTCTAGCTTGGCTGCTCTGAGCTTGGCATTGAGCCCCAGAGGGTCGCTGTTGTTCAGCAAATAAAATCCATGACTACCAACATTGATGTAGTAGGTCTTCTTGGAATTATAGTAATCGCTTACGGCTTTGCCACCAACTTCTAAATGTACTTCGTTGGGTCCACCGAACTGCTTGAGATCGTATTCGTAGGCTTTCTTTTTGTCGGTAAAGCCCGGAGCCAGTATCTTTTTGCCTCGGGCATCGTTCTGCAGAGCCGGAACTTTGCCACGCCAGTTACGACCTGCATTGCCTGACTTGTTCATTTCGGTCAGGAGCTTGGCCTTGGTGGCTAGGCCGTACATGAAAGCCTTTTCGGGATCACCACTAAAATCACCAAAGCTCCAGCTACCATCATAGTATTTCATGACCAGGCTGCCTGCTGCTGTGGGTTGATTCTTGAGTTCACAGCCTGTTGATTTTCCTGCGGCATTTTTAAGGGTAAGATCGGGCCTATCATGCGAAGCACCTGCGACGCCGCCAGTGCTTATGTCATAGGCTGCTAGAGCCTCATAGGCCTTGCGTTCGTAGATAAAACCTTCTTGTGCCATGTGGTTCCCTTTTGGGAATATTTATGGCTAGAAAACAAACAAGAAAAAACCCGCCGAAGCGGGTTGGTTAGACGCTCGAAGTCTTAACCAAAAACTCGTGAACCTGATTCACGGAAAGCAGCAGCCACCATGGCACGGCTAGGCGTACCTAGACGATAGGCAGTCTTGCCATTCTTGGTGGTGTTGTTGTAGATGGCATAACCTTCGCTGCGCAGGTCATGAATGCGAGCACGAATGGTTGCTTCGGTGCTGCGAGTCAACCCCTTGAGTTGACCTGCAGTAAATTGACGACCGCTCTTGAGTGCTTTCAATACAACGTTTTTAATCATAATAACTCCATGAAATACCGCAGCTTATGGTGCTGCGTAAACCAGCCTACGATGCTATATGACTCCGTAGGCAGAGTCAATACCGATTAATTATTGGACTTGACCCATGAACTTATGGTTTCGGCTGTGACTCGCAATCTTTGAAATTCAAAACTAGCAGCAGTTTCATTCAAAAATTCTGCGTCACAGTCATGATTCATGACCTGAGCTCGTGGAGCCAGATCCAGGTAAGCCTGAATATGGGCCGGATCGTCCCAACGGTTTCTAGTGGCTCTGACCACCATGAGCGGCGCACGCACACTCTTGACTCGCCCCGCTGGTGGCAGTCCATAGCAACAGGTCACACTCTTGATGCCAGGCATGTTTTCCTGAACCATCAATGCCAGCGTTCCACCGAAACCCATGCCAACCAGATGGCTAACACCAGTTCTGGTTATGACATCCGGTAAAATAACCGATGTAAGGTCTTCTAGACTCACGGAAAATAGTTTCTGTTCGGCTTCTTTGATGTTTGCAGGTTGCAACCCTTGCCAGTAATCCAGGGCCACGACCTGATGTTCGTGATTGGCCAAACGATCCGCAAGATTGCGGACGCTGGGCGTGCAACCCCACCAATCGTGAAGCAGTAGAATAGCAGGCCCAAAGGACCCGCTATTATAGCCCGTAATGTCTAGGCCTTGGTGTTGCGTGATTTTTGTGAGCGATCCCATGGTCTCAGCTTTCTTAGATATTCTCGGCCTACGAGGCCTTCTTCGATCTCTCTTAGGGCCAGCACCGATGCCTTGTCGTCGGTTACGAGGGTGCTTTTCTTGCCACGACGAAGTTCACGAGCGCGGGCAGCTGCAATGAGAACCATATCGAACTGATTTCCGATCTGTAGTGCTGCTTTTTGACTGGTAATTCGTGCCATGATGTCCTTTGTGTTGGCTTAAGGGGCGCAATTTTTCTGTCGTTTAAGAATAAGCGTAGTCTTCGGGTCTCCGCTATTCCCCCGGTCGTCCGTCTCCCGACGAAACGGCCTACTGTCTCCCGACGTTGGCCTTTTATTTATCAGGCCGCAACCAGGGCCTTGAGTTCTTCGATCATGAGATCGTCTTCGGCGTCAGGCTTGGGAAGCCGAACCTTCGGAGCCTTTACAGGCTTCGGAGTCTTGACCTTGGCGGTCTTGGGAGCTGGTGTAGTCCAGACAGTCTTGGCTCGTGGAGCCTTGCTTTTGAGTACATGATTGGTATTAGCATCTTCTAGGCAAGCCTTGAAATCAGGCACACTGGTAAATGCTTCCAAGGTCAACAGGTACGCAGGAATATCTTCGCGACTCATGGGCTCGGGTAGATCAACATACAGGATGTCGGTCTGTCCGGCTCGTTCCTGACGAGCAATGGTCTCGGCCACAGTGAGGGTTGAATAACGAGCTCGCAACTGACCTTTGTTGTTACGGGCTACACCAGCTACAAGAAATTTTTCATGTGTCATAATTAAGATCCTTCTCAAATTGGTAACATAATACTAGCAAATTTCGCCTGACGGGTCAAGCACTTCTTTCATAAACGGTACATCTCACAACATACCACTATTATAGCACCTTTGAATACCCGAGTCAAGCATAGGGGCTTTGGCTAAGTCATTGATAACTAAGAATAATCTGCATTGAGCTGTCCGAGCAGATATTTATGTACTCGTTGCCAGTCTTGGCTGTCCCAGACAACGCTCGGAGCTCGCATTTCAAAGGCTCTATTGGGTATGGTCCACCAGGTATCTACTTGTTGGGTGCCCAATGACGCCTTTAGTATGGCATTACACTGATCCAGGGCTCGATGCTTGTCAGTCATGCTGGCGCTCCCAGAAAGTAACGACCTATCATGGCCAGAGCATAGACCAAGGTACCCCAGATTGCAAATCCCACCAGATACTTTTCGAACCGGTTCTTGATGGCATACCAGGGAATGGTGTTGAAAGTAAAGACATCCTGAATCCAGAGTTGATCGTTGGCTACGTAGTTCTCCAGAGGAGGCTCATAGGCCGAACCAATTTTTACACGTTTGCCCAAAGGTATGGCTATGGGAACGATTTCGCCGTCACGTATGATATGTGCCATTACCAGCTCGCATGATAATAAAGGTCAACGGTTTTTTCGTCATAAAATTCTAATGCCTTCTTAACTATGTCGACAGTTGATTGAACATCATCATAATACCAGTCATCATATTCTTGACCGCCAAAAAAGAATCCTTGTTGAGTCGGCAATAATGATGCTGCTTTGGATCTATCTTCAAGCACCTGTTCACAGACAAGCAGCAAGCTTTCTAGATCCTTTTTAGTAGCATAATAATCACCACAGTCATCCACACCATTCTGAACATTGTCAACGAACCACTTGTGGATGTGGTTGGCTTTGCGCCAGTATCCTAATTCTACGGTTACACCTTGGACTTCGTAGTCATCGATGTCCAGCATCTTGGCAATATCTTTACGCTCTGGACCGTTGTAGTCCAGGTATACTTTGCCCTTCAAATACATGTCCAAACCCATGATATACTCCTAGATGATTTTCTTGTCACGCACACCATTTTCAAACATCGACCACAACTTATTAAATTTTAATTCATACAGAGTTTCAAGTCCAAGCAAAGCATTGGCAATTTGATCCTCAGTCAGTGCAGGACTAGAATCGCAAACGCCTTCGAATACAGTCTTGATGTCTTTGGTAACATTCCAGCATTCTAGTAATTGCTGTTCAAAATCAAAACGATTAAAATTCATTTTAGCTTCCATGATATAGTACCAGATATTCTGCGTTGTTAGTTTTGGTATGAGTCTTGTAGACCATCTGTTCACCGTCCCAACCATCCTGGTCCTGACGAGGATCGTTTTCGGTCAAATGGACATAGGTTCTGTAATCATTGGTTTTTGTATTGGTGACTCGAACTTCTCGGGGGAATGCACCGTCATGCTGACAAATTAACTGATTCAGATTCTTTTGCCACTTGCACTGGTCCAAAGTTAAAACCAATTCTTCTTGCTTGGGAAGACTGCCACCACCGCCACCACCTACTGCATGGGTGATATAACTTCCCTTTTTGAATATAATTTGCATGTCAAATTCCTAGTTTTGCTTTCACAGCAGTTGAATGCCGACAATAACGATGAAACTGAAAGCCCACACAATCGCAGCTGACTCGACCAGCATGCACAGTTACTTCATAGCTCTTGCCCTTGCTCTTGCTGGTCACTCGAAATACTCGAATGCCTACATCGACTTCGGGCTGAACGAAGCCAACAATAACGCTTTGGTGAATGTGGCTGACTGGATGTTCTGGATTACCAGTATTGACGCTTACATAGTTTTTGTCAAGCCAGTGTGGCGTTTGTACGACAACACCCCTATAGGTGTGCCGATCAAAATCTCGACCCAGGACAATGCTAGGGCGCTGAGTCTGAATTTCTACCTGAGATCCAATTTGATATGCCATAATTTCCTCATGCAATGATGCTATTATGGCAGATTTTGACGTTTTTGTCAAGCAGTATTTTGTGCTTGTCCTTCAATGACTTACATGATTACTCATCATCTTCTGCGATCCGTTTCATCTTTGTATGCAGCAAGTGCTCATCCACCAGTTTTTCCCTTACGCAGAAATCCAGGGCATCTTGTACGCCCTGCCCCAACCCTTTGAAGTAACAGGCTACACAGGCAAGCAACAGCAGAACGATTTGTACTAGGTCCATCCAGTTCATTGGTGATCCTCGCTCCAGAGCCAGGCTGGAGTCTTGAAGTAGGCATAAAGTTTATGCTGGTTTAAAAAATGAGCCAGGAGCCCGGGTTCTAGGCCATAGGCTTCGATTTCCCAGGGCTGGTCCCAGTATTTGAGATGACTGTAATCCTCGCCTTTCCAGAGAGTGACCATGCGACGTTTGATGTATCTGTCTCGCATTTCACCATAGGCAAACTGCTTGGCATGCACCATTTCATGAGCTAGAGTGGCCATGATGTTGAGCTTGTTGCGTTGTCTGGCCAGGTCTATTTCAAATTCACGAGGTTTGTAGAGATCAAGCGATCCACACAGACCATTGTAGCCCAACTTTTCATGTATGTGAATATGAAAAACCAGATTGGGCAACATCTGGCGTTTGAACAAACGCCGGGCATAGGTATCGCAGGCAAGTTTTAGAATGGACGTGAACTTTCGATCACGTGCATTCCTAACATAAACCTTCATTAGTCCGTAAACTTTTCGGGTTCTTGGCCGTATTCTTGAATGAGATTCACCTGGGGGCGAACGTTGGCATCATGATGTTCGTATTCAGCCAAAACTTTTTTGGCTTCGCTTAGGGCCTGATCTACCTGAGCCTGACGTGTCTTGGGATCGAATAACATGATTACTCCTAGATTTTTATGGAACTGAAGTCACGAAGCTTATTAAACGTTTTCTTCATGGTTAGGCTGTCAATTTGCTCGGGGTCTAGTTTTATGCCTGAATTGCTAATGCTTTGCTGGGCATTGTTTTCTAGATCATAGAGTCGCATCTTGGCTCGGTCTATGCCAACAACAAACTTCTTGTTGATGGTGGGATCATTGTATCTATTTTTCAACTGCTTGACCAATATCTGGTTCAGGGCTTCGAGATCTTCGGTGCTGATCAGGGCAAACATGAAGTCTACTGTGGCTGGCAGACCAAAACTCTCGCTGGTGTCTGTGAGTTCAACTTCGGTATTGCCATAGCCACTGCGTGTTGTCTGAGTAGCGCTTAGTATGGGTACGTCGTGTTCTACGGCCATGCCACGCAGCTCTTCGGCAATGCTCTTGATCAGGGTATAACTGTTGATGTTGGCTCCGGCCTTGAACCTCGAGCTCGCACAGATATTTAGGTAGTCTATGACAATTAAGTCAGGTCTAAAGTTGCGCTTGAGCTGTAGTTCTTTGAGCAGACTCTTGAAGTGACCGGTATGTGCACCTGCAGTTGGATACTCTTTGATGATGAGTCGGCCCTGTGTCTTTTCTGTGATCTTGGCAACACGATTGTCAAAGATGGGCCTGGGCAGATCCTTGAGCTGGTCCATGGTGATATTCATCAAATTGGCATCAATGCGTTCTGCGATGCGCTCTTCGGCCATCTCCATGGTAATGTACAGGACATTCTTGCCCTGTGTAAGGGTGCTGGCTGCGACGTGACACATGAACAAACTTTTACCAACACCCGTCCCTGCCAAGGCTACATTGAGAGTCTTGTTGGGCATGCCACCATTGGTAATTTTATTGAACAGATCCAAATCAAATGGAATGCGATTTTCTACCTTGTGATAGAAGTCATAGCGAATGGCTGCATCTTCCAGATAGTCATGCCCTACACGATTGTCGAATCCAACGCTTAGAGCTTCTTGCAATAGGCTGGGTATGGCATCCTGATTGTGTTCACGATCCTTGCCATCAATGATGCCGATGCTCTTTAGTATGGCATTGTACACGGCTCGATCCTTGCAGAACTTTTCGGTCTCGGCCATGAGCCAGTCCATTTCAGCTGTGCTGGGTTCGAGATTGATGACAATTTCTGCTCGTGTCTTGTATTCATTCTCCTTGAGACTTCGATCGTTCTGAAGTTCAATGGTCAGTACATCGATGTTGGGAGCCTTGTTGTAGGTCTTGTAGAATTCGTCGATTATGTTGAACACATGTCGTTCGGCTTCGTCATTGAAATATTCGGAACGAACAAACGGCAAAATGCTGCGGGCATAATCGACGTTGTGAATCAAACTACTGAGTATCAGTGTTTCTAGCTTCATGCTCTTGATAGTGTTGTACGGCTTTGTGAATGATATCTTCGATGATGGGTGCCAAGATGCCATCAAAAGCATCTTTGTCGTTGCGCTCGGGATCTGTGCCCGGTGTAGTACTTAAGAAATTAAAATCTATGGCAACGTCGTTGCTTTCATCGGAAAGATCAATGCTGTTGATGCTGATTACAGTTTCATTGAATTGCCCCTCTTCGATTTTTACTCCCCAAACTTCTTCACCATGTCTCCAGGGACTATACTTGACCAGCATTTTCAAACTCCTCATCTAATTCTTGTGTGCTGAGATCGGTCTGCACCAAACTGGTATTGCTGACCTGATATTGATCCTTGATGTAATCTCTGAACTCTTTGTTGGTTATGATGGGCATCCAAAAGTCCTTGCTATAGGTATCTTTTTGTCGATACTTGGTTTCTGAGCCCTTGTGTGCATACCAGCCATTGCTGGGTTTGACCACAAAACCACCTTCCATGGCAATGTCCAAGAGACCGGACCATTGACTGATGCCACCTTCGAAGCTTACCTCAATGGGAATCTTGCTCTTTTCACGAACATGACGACTCTTTTCCACATTGATGATGAAGTTATATCCAATGAGCTCCTGACCTTCTTTTTCTTGCTGGCGACCGATGATGTAGATGTTGTCGGCGCTATAGTAAACACCAGTACCACCACTTACGACATCCTTGGGAAACAGTCCCATTTCTTTATAGGTATGATTGACCACAATCATGGGAATGTCTTTGATGGTCAGATGCGGCGTTACCATGCGGAACAAACTCTTGAGCTGCTTGGCTCGACTCATGTCGGCTACGCTTTTGCCTTCGAGTGCATCTTCGACTTCTTTCTTGCTGGCTAGGTTGCCAACTGAGTCAACAATAATAATGATATGATCACCACGTTCAATGCTATTAAGCTGCGCCATGCTATCGTGTTTGAGCTGTTCAATATCCGTAATCGGAGTATGGACGACTCGGCCGGTATCAATACCAAAGCTGTCAAAATAAGATTGAGGACTACCAAACTCGCTATCGTAAAATAAAACAACGGCGTCATTGTACTTCTCCATGTAGCTCTTGGCCAACAAGAGCGCAAAGGCTGTCTTAAAGTGTTTGCTAGGACCGGCAAATACAGTGAGCCCTGGTGTAAGGCCGCCGTCTAGTCTGCCGCTCAGAGCAACGTTGATCATGGGAACCGAAGTCTGAATCATGTCCTTGGCATTGAAGAACTTGCTTCGGTTAAGTATTTCGGTGTCTTTGATGGTTGAATTCTTTTTGAGTCTATCTATGAGTGACATGTATATCTCCTGTATTTTTAGTATTGTAGTATGTTGATGTATGAAAATCGATGACCATTAGGCAAAAAGACTCTCTAGAGTGGCCTGTGGTTTGGCTGACCAACCCATGCCTTCTAGAATAGTATTTAATGGTTCCAGAAAGGACTTCTGGAACATGGTATCATAATCAATGAACTTCTGCAGATCGAACTCTGCGGGTATGCTGCCTATGAAGGCAATGCAATTTTCACCAATGTTATTGGGAACTTTTAGATAGATGAACTTGATCTTGTCACCTTCGCGAATGCGTTCATATTTCTTTTCCAGACTTCGAACCTTGAGCTGATGATTGTACAACAGACTGGCACGAACATGCATGGGCGTTCCCTTGCGATAGATCTTGGCTGCATCACCATATTCAGTTAATCCATTCACACCACGCGGAAAGGCTATGGCTTCGGGTCTGAGCTGTCGGTATTCGCTTTCGGTTTCCTGAATAAATTT